CGGTTGCCGGGTCAACCCGCTCAACCACAACTCCGGCGGCCTCAAGGTCGTCAAGCAGCCGTTCCTCTTCCTTATCACCTGTTGCAAAGCGCCGCTGCTTTTGCCCGGTTATTTGTTCGCCTGCGCTGGTCCACCTGAACGCGTACCATATTGCGCGCTCGCACTCGTTAGCCACTTGTGACATGGGCACGCCCAGGCTGTCACCGCTGCGCTGCTTACCCTCGGCCTCGTAAGCTTGCCAGATGGCCAGAATGGTATGCGATTGTGGTGCGGGGAGAGCGACCATTGCCGTTCCTTTTTAAAATGACCCCGGCTGCTACTGGGGATTTTTAATGGATATCAATAGCAGCCGGGGCACCTTGCACGTTGTGAAAAGCCAACCCTTCACAAAAGTGCAATCAGAACGGCGGGTCGTCGTTTAGCTCCTGGTTTGCCTGTTGACGCCCCTGTTGCGGTTGGCTCCACGGCTTGTTGCCGCCTTGCTGCGGGCGCTGTTGTGCCTGTTGCGGGCGCCGTTGCTGCTGGCCTCCTTGCGGTGCTGGCCGCTGTTGCTGGCCTTGTTGCGCCTGGTTGAGGTTCACATTGTAACGCACGCGGTTCTGCGGGCCGTACTGCCCCGTTTTGTCGGGTTGAATGGTCACCTTACCCATGAATGGCTTAAAGTGCAGTTGCTCACTGTCCTTTAATGGTGCCACACCGATTTGTAGACACAAATCAGCCAGTGCCCGCTGCGCAATGCGTTGCGCGTCGGCATTGTCGTTCACAATGTTGAGGCGGTCCCAGACACGGCGGTTTTGGTACTGCCCGTCGATTACTTCGAGCGTTAGCACCAGCATTTGACCGCTGCCTGACTTGGTGTCTTCCAATCGGCTTTCAATTACCTGCATCTTGTAAGTGCCGGCAGGAATAGGGTCAAAGTTACGGTCGTCTTCCGGGATGTCGGCCGGATTGAAGTTTTGGAGAGGAAGTGCTGTCATGGTCATTATCCTGCAAAAAGAATGTTGATGGGATAGCTAAGCAGCTTTGGCTTTTTTGCCGTCGCCGGCAACTGCCACGCCGGGAAAATAGGGGCCGAGTATTTCAAACCCTTTTCCCTTTTCGTATTGCAGCTTGTCGGGTAAGCCGTAGCGGTTTTTAGCCACAAAGGCCGGTCGCGGCGTAGCATGTATCCAGCGGTTGCCACCGCCATCAGCACGCACGCGCGCACCCGGCCCGCTTTTGGCCTTGCCGCTGGGATCATTCATTTTGAGGGTGATGTCCTGGTTGAGGAACAAAATGGCATCAACCTCGTCTTGAAAAATCCCAACAGCCCGTTTGTGCAGCCGTATGTCATAGCGGCTGTAACTGGCGGTGAGCGGGTCGTTGATGGTTTCAATTGAACTATGGGCAATATAGACAACACCCATATCTTTGTCGCGCCGCAGTGCGTTCATACCTTCAAGCAATTCGCGCCATGCACCATCAGCTTGCACATAGCCGCGGCCGTAGCCGGGACTCTCAATTGTTTGCCACTGGTTGTCTTCGCACACCTTGGCCCAAACCAGCGGTTCAAGCTTGTCAAGGCTATCAACCACCACGGTTTTAATTTCGTGGTTTTCAACGTAGAGCGCGGCAAGGGCCTCCATGATGTCATTGTAGGACGTCAAGCGGCCAAACGATGTAAGCGACAGGTCAGATGGTGTTCCATCTTCAACCTGCAAAAACACTGGATTGGGCCATTCGGCCGCCAGTGTGGTTTTGCCAATACCGGGCGGCCCATAGATGAGCACGCGCGGCGGCTGTGTGGCTTTAACCTGTCTAAGGTCCTTAATTGAAATAGCCATAGTGCAGTTCCTTTCTGACGGACCGTCCCCTTGGTTAAATTTTCGGAAGAAGTTGAACGGGGATCGGGAGAACCATCACGCTGCTGACGCAGCGTTCAACCTCCACTTCCGAACTGTGTTTGCAAGCCGTAGGTCGCTATTAGCGCCGCTTCGGCCCGTTGATGATCTTTTTTGCGCGCGAACAGCTCAGCCGATTTGGGAAACAGTTGAAGCGCACGTTGCCGCGCCGCTTCTTTGTCGCCACCCGGCAAGCTGTGAAACTTTTTCCATTTAACAGGTGTCACCAGCGTATAAGGAACACCACGCATGGCAATAATGGCGCGTAGTGTGCCAAACGCCATGCCAAACCGAAAGCTGCCACCCGAACCCCAACCAGGCATGGCCGACACGTATTCAATAAAGGCGTGGTCAATATCAAAAGGTGCCAGCCAGCGCATCAACCCCAGTTCGTCAATGCAACGTTTGGTCCCGCTGCCAGTGGTAGGCAGGTCTGCCGCTGTAATTCTGCTTGGGTTTTCAGAATCTAAAACGGCAACGGCTCCCTCAAGCCCAGGGTCAATTCCCAAAATCTTGATTTTGTCGCGCTTAAAGATAACTACCTCCTGTGCAAGCCAACAACCTTAAACGTGTTTGCATGGTTGGCACAAGCTATTTTTGGTAGGCCATCTCACGCAGCATGTCCTCGCACCGCTGCACGTAGCGGTCGTAGTCCACGTCTTCTGGAAACACACTTGGTAGGTCCATCAGAGGCTTGGCACCGTTGCTGTCAGCAACAATGCGATTTGAATTGATATAGTTAATGGTGTGTGGTGCATCCTTGGCATAGTACCATCGCACAACGTGGCCTAGATAATGACCATCATAATGCGCACCGCCGGTGACATTTTTCACTGCAACAAACCGCGTTATGTCGTGGCACTTTTCAATAGTGTCACGCAATGATGTACCTTTAGTAATAAACAGCTCTACCGCTTCCACACATATTTGACAGGTGGGATTTTTTTGAAAACGCCAGTATTGGTCTTTGGCATTGGTGCCTCCGCGCCAGGGATCATAAAACACGTTCTTGCCTTTGGCACTGCCATCTTCCTTGATAGCCAAGTAAGCATTGACATCGCGAACATAGATGGCCTTGTAACGGGTTTCTTCGGTCTCAAAGCCGGTTGCCTGCTCCCATGCTTTGATTAACTGTATCATGGTATCCTCAAGCAGCTTAGGACAACGCATAACAAAGCCATCGGTGTTGGCACTAACCACTTGGATACCGGCAAGCTCAAGTGCTTCGATTAGCATCAACAGGTACAGTTGCCCGCCTAGCAAAATTTGTATCACCACTTCGGGTGCGTACAAAATTGAATGAGGCGAACCTGTCTTGCCAAAGGTGCCGTTCACCGTAACCTTGAGGTTTTCTGACACCGCGAGATTTTTGGCGCGCTTAGCTGCCAAGCGCCGCGCTACCAGGTTGCGGTACACGGTTAGAAAATCGCTTCCCAAGTTTTTGGGATACAGTTGGCACTGTAGAATAATTGACGGATAGTAGCCGGCAACATCACGGTCAATGATAGCGTGCTCAGCATCGGCCACCAGAGCCACGCTATGCTCAGAGCTATGCAGGCCACCGATACCCATGCGATAGCTTGAATTGCCAATTTTTACTTCAAAATTGGTAATTTCCTTTGGTCTGACCAGATAACCATACGAATCAATTTCAAATTCAGCCTGCTCAATGGCTTTGAGCACGCCTTGCATGTACTCGGTTTTAAACACAAGGTTGGCCGGTGCCTTAAAATGATGAATGGTGCCGGGGCGTGGTTTTGTTTTGCTTGGATAGCGACCTTTAAGCTTGCGGATCTCGGCACCAATCACCGCTTCGGCAATTTGCGCGTCAGACTTGGACATGAGGTCTTGCTTGTATTCAAGTGACAAAGCTTGGCGCAGGTTTAGTTGCTCGGTTAAGTTGTTAAACAGCAGTTCGGTGTTGTCCAAATCATTAACGCAATAATCAATGGTGATTGGTATTTGCCAATCTTCAAGCTTCTGTTGGTTGGCCCAAGGCACATCCTGAATACGCTTGGCGTGCAGCCGTGCGCCATACAGCTTCAAGCTGCCACGCAGCGGGCATACTTCGATTAGGTCAACGTGGCCGGTGCGCGGCAGGTCAAAATTAAATCGCCGGGCAGCTTCATCGCGCCACAACCCGGCAAACAATTCGTTTGATAACCACTTTAAGACCTTGCTGTCCTGGTGTTCAATTGCACACCACGTCAGCGGCAAATCATATCTAAAGCTGTTAAAGCCGACGGTGATGTAATTTTTTAAAATCCAAGCCAGTTTGTTCTGTTCAAACGGCAGCGTCATGGTCAGCACGTGACCCGTTAGCAGATGCTTAAATGCCACCAGAAAAAGATTGCTAAAAGTTTCGGTGTCATACACCAGCACGGTGCCCTTGTATTTTTCCAATTCTTCGTCGGTAAATGGTTGATAGACCAGCGGTGCGCGGGCCTGATAGGGCTTTAGGATAACCGGCTCTTTGATAATAACCGGCTTGGGTTCTTTGATTTTGACGTGCTCTTCCCAGAACAAGCCAATTTCGTCACCGTGCAGCACCGCAAGCCTCCTGTGAACCCACCTTTAGTAATTTGCATTTTAGCTGCAAGCAAGGTATTTAACCCGCGTGGTCCGGGTTCATGGTCGGGCGCCGGCTCCCAGCGTCCTGAGAAAGCCGTCCGCTAGGATGCGCCTTCTGTGGCCATAGAACTTGGCGCAAGCCCGGCGCGGGGCCACTTTTTATCAACAAAACAAGGAGGTTTTTATCATTGATCTATTGGTAAATACTTGATATATTAACGCCAGAAAACACAGGAGGCTGCAATGACTACCATGACACGCTTTTTAACACGCCCCGAAATTGAAAAACTGCCGGCTAACCTTGTAGCCATTGAAAGTGCTGATCCAAGTGCAGTTGCACTAATTCGTGCTTTCAACGCAGTTCCCGAATCAGACAAGCAAACCCGTGAAGTCCTGCGGGCAATTATTTGCCAAAAGGGTTGCGATGCCAGCGATGGCCGCTTAACGACCTTTATGGATCTAACGATTTTCGGCTAAGCTTTCACCCCCACCACAGGAGGTTCTAAATGGTGCCGTTACCACAACCTGCTATCAAAGCCGATCAACCTATTGCCTGGTCTCCACAGCAACAGGCGTTTCTCGACTGGTGCGAAAAGGGCTCGGGCTCTTGCGTGCTTGAAGCTGTTGCCGGCGCTGGCAAGACCACAACGTTGATTGAGGGTGCCAAGCGGATCAGCGGACAGGTCGCAATCACCGCGTTCAACAAAAAGATCGCTGACGAAATCAAGGCCAAGCTGGTCAAGGCTGGTATGGATTGGAAGAAAGCGCAGGGTGGCACCGCTCACAGCTTCGGCTTCAGCGCCTACCGCAAAGCACATCCGAATGTGCGGGTTGATGAATACAAAATTCGCAACATGGTAGATGTGCTGTTGCCGCTCGGGCACAAGTACGCAATTTACAAGTCCGCTATTCAGCAGCTGGTGTCGCTTGCCCGTCAATGCGCGCTAGGTGTTGTGGGGAAACCCATCAATGATTTGCATACTTGGCTTGAAATGGCCGAGCATTACGATGTGTTTGACGAAGATGAAAGCCCCATTCCGGTTGAGGAGAAGGCCGAGGTTATCGGGCTTGCCCAAGGTGTTTTGCGCCAGTCAATTGACACGCTGGATGTGATTGACTTTGACGACATGATTTACATGCCGTTATATCACCGTGTGCGCTTCTGGCAGTTTGATGTAGTAATGGTTGACGAAGCACAGGACACTAACGCAGCGCGACGCGCGTTGGTGCGTGCTATGGTCAAGCGCGGCGGGCGTGTGGTTGCGGTAGGCGATCGCCACCAAGCAATTTACGGCTTTACGGGTGCCGATGCCGACGCACTCGATTTGATTGCTAAGGACTTTAACTGCATCGATTTGCCGCTCACCGTGTCGTATCGCTGCCCGCAGCTTGTAGTCAAGTTTGCGCAGCGCTGGGTTAGCCACATTCAGGCCGCAGACACTGCACCCGAGGGCGCTGTCAGCGACGTTAAGATGGAAGACTTCCTCAAGCGCAACGACTTAAATGGTGATGCTTCTGTGCTGTCGCGCACTAACAAGCCGCTGGTGTCGCTGGCATTCCGCTTGATCCGCCAGCGCACACCCTGCCGTATTGAGGGGCGCGATGTTGCAAACCGCATCAAAAAGTTAATCCAGCGTTGGAAGGTTAAGTCGCTTGATGCGCTGGAAACCAAGCTTGAAGCGTATCTGGCGCGCGAGACCACCAAGCTGCTGGCTGCCAAGAAAGAATCAAAGCTGGCTGAAATTGAAGATGCGGTTGAAACTGTGCGTATCATTGTTGACCAATGCCGGCTGGAGAAGAAAAACAACGTCAAAGACGCTGTAGATTATGTCGACAGCATGTTTGGTGATAATGTGTCTGGTGTGCTGACGCTGTCGTCAATCCACAAGGCCAAAGGGCGCGAATGGGAACGCGTGTTTTGGCTTGACCGTGCCGGCACCTGCCCGAACAAGTGGGCACGCCAGGCTTGGCAACAACAGCAGGAAAAGAACCTTATGTATGTTGCGGCGACGCGTGCCAAGTCTGAATTGATTGAACTTGCGCCAGATCCAAAGAAGCTTTCATAGATCCCTAACACGCTATCAGCTCGTAACGCTCGCGCTAACACCTTACAAACGCGGAGGAGCAAGATATGGCCAGCACAGTCAAACGCAACGACCTTAAGCGCCACAAGCTCATTCAATATCTTGGCGACAATCGGGCCATCTTTGAATGCGGCAACGGCCACCAATACAAAGCCAAGGTAGTTCCCGACGCTCCCGGCAATCGCAAGGCCTCCGAATGGGTGGCAAAATTCATGGCTGAGCGATGGTCGCGCAGCGGCGTAACGGCATCGTGCCCAAAATGCGCTAAAGAAATGGCTAAAGAAAAACCAACCCGTTACAAGGCAACATGGGAATTTGAGTTGCGATATCCTTCTGATTATCGCTATGTTAGAGAGGCACTGGAAAAATTTACTAAAGATCTAGCTGCTAACTACCGGGCAATTCAAAGCGACTATCTTGCAATTGAAAAAGTTGAAACCACAGGAGGCTAAAATGGAATACTGCACCTACCCTCAATGCAAGTGCATAGTGTCAACCAGCACTTCGCAACCTGTACCCGAATGCCCAAAAGGTTTGGCGTCTGCTCCGGCGCTGTCAAATGCAGCGTCGGCAATCGACGAGCTAGGCCATGTGCGTGCCCAACTAGCACAGCTGAAGGAAAAAGAAGAAGCGCTCAAGCGTGTTATTGTTGAAATGGGCGAGGGCGCGCACGAGGGCGAGCTATTCCGTGCTACGGTTATCGAAAGCAAGCGGGCCAACCTTGACATTGAATGGGTCAGGAGCAAGCTCAGCAAAAAGGCTATTGCTGCCCACACCAGTTATACGCCGTTTATCAGCGTGCGATTAACAGCGCGGACGGGCGAAGGTTTAGAGGATGCACAGCCATGAGCAAGCAATTTATTGCCGTGCAAATCAACGAAGCCGGCTGCGCTCGCGTGCTTGATGGTAAACCAGGTATGGTTTTTATTGTTGATGCTTTCACCAATGGTGTACGTGGGCCGGTTGCCCACGTACGCGACTATCGCTATGTCAACGATAGCAAACCTTATCAAGTCTGGTCGATTGGTGCAGACGGCTACGAGGTGCTGGTCAAATGATCCAACATTATCCACCACCATCAAACGATCCGCTTGACCTAACAATACCTGATTTTTGCCGCATCAGCGCCGAAGATCGGGCCAAAGCGTGGGAACGCAACCCACCCAAGGCTACCCGCTTTAGTGATCCAAAACTTGAAGCCACCCAGCGGCTACGCGATCAGCAGAAGCAGTCGAGATATGAACAATGGATGCAGAAGCAAAAAGGTGAGTTAAATGTCGAAGACTTGGCGCGCAAGCATTTATTGCCGCCGTCTTCAAAAAATGGCTTGCGCTGGGATCAAAGAAAAGCTAAATGGATTGTAGATCAACCACAGGAGGATGACAAAATGCCAAAACTAACCATTACCCCTTACGGAGCAGAAGGACAAATTATCA